GCGCAATGTGCAAACGGTTAGTTTTGATGCGCTAAAACAGAGAGCGGAAAGTTATCCGCTGCGATTCTGCCCGTACGGCGTGCTGTTTTTAACTGCTGGCGTTGATACGCAAGATAATAGGCTGGCTGTTCACATTATCGGATGGGGGCGTAATTTAAAAGCTTGGATTGTCGACTATGTGGAATTGCCGGGAGACCCGGCAGAAGATGCCGTTTGGGGTGATTTGGTTGATTTGATGAACAGAACAATTGAGCACGAATCCGGGGCAGAGTTAAAAGTTATTGCTGGCGCGATCGATACCGGTGGGCACCGCGGCGAAGCGGTAAAGAATTTCGTAAGATCAAAGCGTATTCAATGCCCGATAGCGGTTCATGGTGCTGTAAAAGTTAATGCTCAGCCACTCAGTAAAGGAAGCATGCAAGATGTAACATGGAAAGGCGTGCTGGATAAGCGAGGAGTCATGCTGCACAGCGTAGGCACGATAGAAATAAAACATCATTTATTCTCACGACTGCAAAATGATTCTGGCAAAGATCGTGATTCAATCACACTACATTTCAGCGATCAGTTATCAGATGAATATTTTGCCGGGATCATCAGCGAAACGTACAACAAAGACAAACGCAGGTACGAAAAAAAGCCAGGCGTGCGCAATGAACCGCTTGACACGCTGGTTTATGCATATGCCGCGCTACATCACTCATCAATTCGTGCTCATCGATTCCAAGAATCAGATTGGAAACGATTAGAGCAAAGTATTGTTGAGAAGAAAACAACCATGAGCGTATCTGGTGGCAGGATAAATTTGGAAAATCTTGCGAGGTTCCGATGAGAAAAGACGTTGTTGACGATATTTTTGACCGGGTTAAGCAGATTTTGGGCGAAAAATTCGGCGGTGATGTGTCTGTTTTGCTCGAAAAAGAGGAAAAATCAGTAAGAAAATCGTATGGCGGAGAAAGTCACTACATCGGGCACCAGAAGAGAAGGGAAACGGACAAAGCCAAGCAAGCCGCACTGGTTTTGATAAAACAAGGCGTTTCTGTAAAAGAAGCAAGCAAGAAAGCCGGAATATGCCACGACGTTGTTTACAGAATTTTACGAAAGAGGGCTGTAAATTCTTCTCGCTAGTCTATAGGGTTCGCAGAAAATGGAGGACGTATGGCTGGAATCACGCTGGAACAAGCAGAAACGCGATTATCTGAATATCTTGCGGCAGAAGCAAAAGTTTTGTTGGGGCAAGAATACGAATTAGCCGGTAGACGCATGACTCGCGCAGATTTAAACGCAATTCGGCAGGGTATTGAGGAATGGGACGCGCGAGTTAAAGCGCTTTCTGCGTTCTCGACCGGCAAAGGCCGAACAAGAACAGTATGCCCAAGGTGGTGAAATGGCAAAAATGAATTTTGTTGATCGTGCAATTGGCGTTTTTTCTCCAAAAGCAGCATTGCGCAGATTGCAGCAGCGCGAAGCTTTGGCGCTGCTGGGTGGGTATAACGGCGCATCATTGCGCAGACCTGCTTTGCAAAACTGGAATCCGTATGCGGGAGATGCAAATTCAGACATTATTGCAGATTTGCCGACATTGGTTGCCCGTTCGCGCGATTTGGAAAGAAACTCGCCGATCGGAGCAGCCGCAATCAATACGAATGTAACTCATGTGATTGGCACGGGGTTATCTTTACAGTCAAACCCTGACGCTGAAACGCTCGGATGGAACGAAGATCAAGTAAGGCAATATAAAAGGTTGTTCGAGGCGGAGTGGCAATTATTCGCCAATGGTACGGATTGCGATGTGACTAGGCACTATAATTTTTATGGCTTGCAATTTCTCGCATATCGCACGATGCTATCTTCTGCCGACACTATTGTTTTAACCCCCGTAATTGAAAGCAGGCCTATTTACAAATTAGCAATACAGATTGTGGAGGGCGACAGATTATGTAATAAAGATCGCGCGCAAGACACAGAGACAAAAATTGCCGGGATAACCATTAATGAATATGGCGAAGCTATCAGCTACGATATAGCAAAAAAACATCCCGGTGCGATGCGCTTGACCGGGCAATCATGGACAACGATAAACGCACGCGGTGATAACGGACGTAAAAACGTTATCCATTTATTCGAGCGCAAAAGGCCTGGACAAGTGCGCGGAGTTCCTTATCTTGCGCCAGTGATCGAGCATTTAAAGCAAATTACACGCTATTCTGATGCAGAGCTTCAAGCTGCGGTGGTGTCAGCAGCATTTGCCGTATTCCTAAAAATGGACGCAGACGCATTCAGCAGCGTTCTTAATGAAGAAAGCCAAAGCAGATACATTGATAGCGTAGGGAAATGGGATGGCAAGGTTGACGTGGAATCGCCTGGAAATGTAATCAATCTAATGCCTGGAGAAGAAGCTACAGTACCTAATCTGGGTCGGCCTAATGCTAATTTCGACCCGTTTTTTCTTGCTATGCTCAAGCAAATCGGTCCGGCGCTGGAAATTCCGTTTGAAGTGCTGGTAAAGCATTTTTCCAGCAGCTATTCCGCAAGCCGTGCAGCATTGCTTGATTTTTGGCGTATTGTCAGGGTTCGCCGCGATTTTATGGCAACGTATTTTTGCGAGCCAATTAAACAATTATGGCTTGAGGAAGCCGTATCGACCGGGCGCATACCAGCACCAGGATTTTTTGCAGACGCAAGACTTAGACAAGCATACTCGCGCGTTTCGTGGATCGGAGACGGGCCTGGTAGCATCGATCCAGAAAAAGAAATAAACGCAGCAGTCAAACGCATTAATGCTGGTGTTTCTACCCTGGAAAAAGAAGCTGCTGCATACGATGGCGGAGACTGGGAAGCTAATATCAAGCAGCGTGAAAAAGAAAAACAAATGATGGATGATGCTGGGTTGACTGTCGATCCGAATCAGAACTCTCAAACACTTCCGCCGCAATCGTAAAATATTACGAATCTCTCATGTAATTACTAACACTTAATCTTTATCGTTGCGCCAATCAATATTGGTCGGTGCTATGCAACTCTCTGATGTAATCAATGCGCCCTGGGCGATACAGCCCGAGATATTAAGCGAGATTCAGAACATCTACGCGGCTCACGCTCGCAATGAGCAAATTGACATTGCCGCAGTAGAAGCGCGCATCGGCAAGCCACTTGCCAATGAGCAGCAAGGCTACACAGTGCAAAACGGTGTCGCCATCATTCCAATTCATGGTGTGATCGGCAAGCGCATGAATATGTTCTCGCAAATTTCCGGCGGCGCATCAACCCAATTAATCGAGCGAGACGTAAAAAACGCTCTTGCTGATTCAAAAGTAAACTCAATTCTGCTGCACATTGATTCCCCTGGTGGGACGGTGGACGGTACACAAAACCTTGCAAGCGTAATTCGAGAAGCCAGAACGCAAAAGCCGGTCATGACCTTTGCAGACGGCACGATTGCTAGCGCTGCTTATTGGATCGGGTCGGCTGCCGATGAAATTGTGTCGGCATCCGATACCACGCAAATCGGATCAATCGGTGTTGTTGCGACACACACAGACTATTCCAAAGCAGAAGAAAGCCAAGGCATCAAAACCACTGAAATCACCGCAGGAAAATATAAACGCATAGCCAGCAATACTGCGCCATTAAGCAAAGAAGGTGCGGCATATCTGCAAGATCAGGTAGACCAGCTTTATACGATTTTTGTTGATTCAGTAGCGCAAAACCGTCAAACAGATTCAGCGACCGTCATCGAGCGTATGGCTGATGGTCGGGTATTTTTGAGCAAAGAAGCGATGCGGCGCGGGATGATCGATCACATAGCAAGTTTAGAAACCACGATTAACAACATGGCAACAGGAGTTTGGCCGATGAGCAAAGCAAATGAACCGCAACCAACACAACCGGTTGCTATGACGGTAGAGAAAATCAAAGCGGATCATCCTGAGATAGCTCAGGCATTGATTCAAGAGGGCGCTGAAAGTGAGCGCAAGCGCATTCAGGCGTGCGAGGAAGCCGGGCTAGCTGGGCACGAAGCAATTGTGAACGCAATGAAGTATGACGGCAAATCGCAAGCCGGTGACGTTGCTGTGGCGATTGTCGCAGCGGAGAAGAAACTTCGCACAGATCATCTAGCTGCATCACGCTCAAGCGCCCCTCAGCCAGTTCCATTAGCTGCGGTTCCAGCGGTTGAAAAGGAATCTCCAACAATCGACAAAAGCAAGCCGGTTGATCAATGGGCAAAGGACGCATGGGACGCAGACGCAAGCATACGCGCTGAATTTGGATCTCTGGAGAACTATGTTGCTTACGAAAAAGCAATGGCAACTGGAAGCGTGAAAGTACACAGCCGCGCATAAATTTTTTCAATCACCTAACGCCGTGACGGCGCTGGAGAAATAAATGACTACATTAGCAGTAAATAAGCCACGCGCTTATGAATTGGGCGATCAAAACGACTTGCCCGT